ATCTCCATCCTTCCCCGCTTGTTACGGCGGGTTTACCCTAATCTTTCGAAAAGGAAACGGAAGCAAAAGGCCTGACTAAATCCAAGGCCCTAGATCGTACCACTGTCGGACCAACGTACTTGTAACAATACATTTGGTACGGCTCCTCAAGCTGCACGAGTTACCTCGCGCGAGCTTAGAGTCTGGTGCAGTAAATGCCAAGTTGGCTAACAAAAGACCAACATAAGCAACCTCTACCTTTATAGGTACCCAGGCACATCGCTTGACAACAAACCCTTCGATCTGTCGTTTTGGTCGACGTGGGGTCACCTCATCAAAGTTTGAAACGAACCCACCGTCTAACGGGTGAAGTTCACTTTGAGAATCCACTATCGCAGGCACTCCAAACCTAAGTTCTTTAGGTAAGGAAGACTTGAGGTAGTAAAACAAGGACCTGAACCTTTTATCACAGCCATAAAAGCTGTGGGCTCGGATCCGGAGGGTGTTAGCGTGATTATACACGCTCTGGGGAGAGGACAGTCTACTTTTAAGGTAAACTGGCTTGCAACAGATTCCGTCATAATAGTGTGAACCACAACTCTCGCGATATGGGCCCGACGAATAACTTTTGTCAGGGTTGACCACGAAGCCGAGCTTTTCACTAAACGTTCGGAAGAGAGGGTAGCATCCGGTGGGGACGATTACGTCATCACCATAAACACTGATCTCACTCGTATCACCTCCGCATGCTTTTACACACGCGAAAGCTGCACAATAAAAGATCAGCGTCTCGAGTCCAAAAGTGAATCCATTTCCCATAGAGGAAAACTTCTCCCACTTCACTACTCGATTTTCTACCATACCGTAATGGGATCGCGTCATATCCATCATCTCGAACCAGCGAGTAGATCTTTCGTTACGAAAGAGTTTCCTCACAAGCGCTGTAGAGATAGAATCACTGGCAGAGGAGAAATCCACCGTCGCTAGAGCCCCAGATTTACTGGAAGCTTTCGCTAAACGTTGGTTCTTACTCTGGTCAGTGAGATCGATTCCAATCCTACCCAACCGACGAGAGATCATCCGCCCTATGCCTAATTGGAACCAGAGATTTAACCCTGGCTCTATGGCTATGGTACGGTCAATCTTACTCGTCTTCGGGACAGTAACAACTGCATTCCCAACCTCGAAGTGCGGAAAGTCTCCCAAATTCTGGAGATGATCCCACCATCCGGGGTACGCCAAGGGGAATAAATCCTTGACTAGGGGGTACAGATCTCGTGTAATACCAGTTTCAAACTGGAACTTTTTTGCGGCAAATGTCTCTTCACCCTTTACGAGTGTCGAAACACCTGGTCCCCAAGAAGATTTATCAAACATCTCTAGTGGATCAAACGTTCCCAAGACAGAGTCTATTTTCCGGACCATTGTGTTGAACAATGACCCGTCCTCGGAGATATCATTAACGTCTCCAAAGAAACTATTGTCGAGGTAGCGATTAATGTGCTTACACCTGCTCTCAAACTTATAGAATTTGTCGAGAGCTAATGCCTCCCTATCAAAACTAGAATCTAAAAAATCAGACCTAGTCAATAACGAGGAAGCAAGGTGAGCATCCCTAAACGACGAAGCGTTAAGAAACTTCATCGGGTCGGCCTCGAGGCTCAAAAGCTGGTCAACTTCTCCGTAACGGAAAAGAATCTCAGCCGTCAGACTCCGAGGACAATCAAGGGCTTCGTAGAAACGTGTGACAACTTCAGGTGTAACACCAGAAGTAACACGTAGTTGGCCGAGCCTTAAGGGCTCGGGGGCACGCTTATTATAAGACATGTCAGCTGTTCCTTTATAACGTTAGTGGGGCTGCGCGAATTAGCGCAGATCTTCTAGCTAAGTTGACTAAAAGACGTCTTCCAAGTTTATCACGGCGGACCTCGTAGGCGAACCAACCAAATCGGTTGGAACGTCATCGGAAGCATTAACCGTCTCGCTTGTTAGACTTCCCAGGAGCGACCACATGATCAGCCTTTCGGCTGCCGTGCAACGCTCCGGAATCAAAACGTCAAGGTGTGCCTGTAGTTCATAGGCCAACTTGGGACCAAAAATCCCTACAGCTGGGTCTATGGTTTCTAGCACCGGAAAATACAGCTTAGTGCTGACCTTATACATCCGATTTTCCCGCGCTTCACGCGCTGGGGGTCGGAATTGGAAGGTTAGCCTCTTGAACCCTAACGGCACTCCGCCGCTACGGTCCACCCAACTTGCCACGTTTCCGGGTTTCCACCCTTCGGGGGACATAGTTGTATCTACCCCAACAGTTGCAGAGGTCGTTTTACGGATCCCTGTTAATATGCTGGAGAGTTTCACATCAGCTAATGCTGGCATGATTATCGCCTTTCAAATTTAAAGCGGATTATGCTTGCACCAAAATAGGTACATGCAATAAAAAGAGAGAAATCTCAAGTCTGCGTTAGTAATTGCAGACCCGACGGTCCTCTCCCACGTAAGATGATCTAAATCAACAGGCTCATCTTCTAAAAGCCTGAGCAAGTAAGGCCATGGCGTTTGCAACGTGAGCTCCCGACAACGGATTTTTAAACGAAGGCACCTTATTCGTGGGAAAACCATTTAATTTGGTCCTATCACAAAAGATGACTTCTTTCGTTGCCTCGAGGTGTTTGTACACCCAAGTTTTACGGGTTCCAATCACATAGCCATTTCCCGACTCCACTCGCCTGGACAGACCCCTCCAGAACTCGGTCTTGCACCCCTTAATGAACGTTTGACCAGATGTTGCGTCTATGTTCGAGAGGTACGAGCCCACTGGAAGGAACCAATCTACTACGAATGAAAAAGGAACTAATTCCCAGGCAATCGCGAAAGGATTTGTTAATCCCAACGCAACAGGGGGGTTACCCCCCAAAGGTTCTGAGAAATATACAACATACTTCACAGTATGTGTTGTCGATATTGTATCCGTGGTAATCTCCAAATCGCCTTTTACGACGGTTCGAGACCCCCCGGTTTTAGTCGACGAGGATGTCAGCTTGGTCCTTGGCGGCCTATACTTCTGGTTCGCTAAATATTGCGCACCTCCATATATGTCCGACAACAACGGCATCCACCCGTACTGAAGTTCCAGCCAATTATTTGCCAGATTCTTGGCAGTACTTGGTCTCCTGTGCTTTTTCCCCTTAGGGGATATGCCCAGGGCCTGAGCAGCCCCGGCTAAGTCGCCTCGCTTCATAGCGAAACCGGCTCCAGCCAACTTGGTAGCAGTATTTGCTATCATGTTCACAACTTGTTTACCTTCAGCCGCCGCAACTCCTAAGTTAATATTCTGGTCCTTTAGACCAGTCAACAACTTTTGGGAACTACGCGCCGTTAGCAAAGCAGAGTCGTTAGAGCTTATTGAAGGAGTAGTACACTGCAGCACGTGTAAACCAGCGTCCTTAACTTGATACATATAGGGCGTACCTTCGTACGTCGTCTGATATATCTTGCTCCCATGGCAGTAACTATTCCTTTCGTTCTCGAAATGGAAACCATTCATGGGTAGGTCTAAGTGATTAAACTTTTGACCGCGGAAGCCAGGCGTCTGTACAGAACTACGAGTCCACCAACCTCTAGAGGCAGACACCAATTGTGAAGTCATGGAAGACACACCATTTAAGGTGACAGTCTGAACCAGTACTCCCTTTTCGGTGCCGTAAGTCCCACTATTAGGGTTTGGCATCGTAATACCTCCTTCTCGGACTTACTAAAGTCCGATTCTTGCACCGAAGTGCTTGAATTGCCCGGGATTCATGCCTGGACAATTCTTCGCCTTTACGAAAAGTATTATTTAATACATACTGACGTAGGGCGAGGGAGATTAGTCTCCCGAACCAGAGCCGCTCACGACCCTTCATGCCCAAAAAGGCAAGAAGTGCTAAAAGCGACAATAGAATGAAGGGAAGGTCCAGCAACACCAGAGTTTCTCTGAGTGCAGCTAGGGTCTTTTCCATTTCTCATTCTCCTGGTTTACGTGAAGCCTAGAATAGGCATCACCAAAAGCGACCGTCTTTCAAAGGGCAGAGGACACCACCATCACCTATAATAGGCTTTGATGGGGTAACCGGCGTAACCAGGTTGATTAGACCTAGAATACCGGAAAATCCAACACCCAAC